AACTCTAAAGAAAATGAAATTAAAAGCAAAGGAAAAAATAAATGAAACTAAGCAACAACTTTTCGCTTAAGGAAATGACTGCCTCTCAAACGGCAGACAGACACGGTATTAGTAATAATCCTAGCGAAGATCATATGGATAACCTAAAAAGGTTATGCGAGAACGTACTACAACCTATTAGAGATCACTATGCTAAGGTTGTATCTGTATCAAGTGGGTATAGATCACCAGAGTTATGTGTTAAGATAGGATCAAGTATGAAATCTCAGCACGCTAAGGGCCAGGCGGCGGACTTTGAAATTTTCGGTGTGCCAAATGCTGAATTAGCAAAATATATAACTGAACATATAGATTTTGACCAGTTGATATTAGAATTCCATAATCCTGAAGAACCTAATAGTGGGTGGATCCATTGTTCTTATAAAAATCCTGAAGATAATAGAAAACAGGTATTAAGAGCATTTAGAAATAGTGAGGGGCGAACTATTTACGAACCTTACGATCCTAGTTGAGCCGCTGAAACTATTAATAATGAAAAGAAAAGAGAGCAAGACGCCATCATACAAATGTATATGACAAAAGGCACTTGAAGCTTGACATTTTGATAATATAATGTTATAGTAGGTATATTATGAGTAAATTTAATTTTATAGAAGTCAACAAAGACTTATTACCAAAGACTAAAGGTAGAAGAATAGACGGTCATAGATTTTACGAGATTGAAGGTAAGAACTATCCGTCTATTACAACCGTTTTAAATATCAGAAAAAAAGATGGACTTACACAATGGCGTAAGAACGTAGGCGAAGGTGCTGCTAATTGGGAAATGGGCAGAGCTGCTAGACGAGGTAAGGCAACTCACACATTAGTTGAACAATACTTAAAAGGTGAAACTCCTAGTGAGAGAAGTGTATTACCACTAGGTTTATTCAAACTATTAAAACCTTACGTAGATCAAATCAACAACATACATTTACTAGAATCAATAATGTATTCACACAAACTTACCGTTGCAGGTCAAGTTGATTGTGTTGCAGAATATAATGGTAAACTATCTGTAATAGATTTTAAAACAGCAAACAAAGAACGAAACGAAGACTGGATTGACAATTATTTTTTACAGACATCTGCTTATGCTGTTATGTATGAAGAAATATTTGGTAAACCCATAGAACAAATTGTTATCTTACTAGCTGCTGAAGACGGTTCAGTTGCTTGTTATAAAAAAGATAAAAAAGATTTTATGGCACCGTTAGGTGAAGCAATCAAAAACTTTTACGACTACTACGAAGCATTAAATAAGAGTAAGTAGTCCTATGAAACTATTGGGATTAAGACTTTGTGAACACGACAGCAACATATCATACTTTGATGGACAAAAGGTTCATTATCTAAAATCAGAAAGATTACATCAAATTAAACACCACGGTTATGATAACTTGTGGGAATATAAAAACGATATTAAAAGAGTTTTTAATATTGATGTAGATGAGGTAGATGAAATTGCTATTGTAATTGATCCTTGGGTACACAAACTTCCTACAGATAACGAAGAATTTTATCCTGCTATAGACTACAATTATCTTCCTAGTAAGTGTAAAGTAACTAGAGTTAATCATCATCTAGCACACGCATTAAGTTGCTGGCCTTTACAATCTAATAGACCAGAGTATGAAATTATTATAGATGGTTTTGGTGATATAAACAATGCTTGGACCGTTATTAAGAATGATAAAGTTATCAAAAGAGGTTATATGCAATTCAATGGTTCTTTAGGTGCTGAAATGTGTCAAGCAGGTAAGTGGTTGAATATAGAACATAATAAATGGACTGAATATGATGTTGCAGGTAAATTAATGGGATTGCAATCATATGGTAATATATTATCTAAATTTAAAGAAACATTAGATTATGATATGTCATCAATAAACAAATTATTTGATAGAGAAAACTATTTTAAATTTATGAATAGTCAATTATTAGGCACATTAAAACCATTAGATTGGATTAGAACCGTACACGATAAGGTATCAGATATATTAGTTAAATTTTTTGAAGATATAACAGATAAAAATTATAATGCTACAATATCATATTCAGGCGGTGTAGCACAAAATGTTATTTGGAACACAGCATTAAAAAACAAATTTAAAAATTTAGTTATACCACCTCATTGTAATGACGAAGGACTATCTTTAGGTGCATTAGAATATTTAAGAGTAAAAAACAATCTACCTAAATTTAAATTAGATAACTTTCCTTATTGTCAAAGTGATGAATCAGTTGATGAGGCAAGTGATGATACGATTAACAAAACGGTTCAACATTTAAAAGAAGGTAAAATAGTAGGATGGTATCAAGGTTACGGTGAGATAGGTCCTAGAGCATTAGGTCATAGATCGTTGTTAATTAATCCTATGATTGAAAATGCTAAAGACATAATTAACAAAGTTAAAAATAGAGAAAGTTATAGACCATTTGGCGCTTCTATTTTAAAAGAACATCAAAAGGAATATTTCGGTACAGATATTCATAATCCACATATGTTATATGTGGGTAGCACAACAAAGATCAATTTAGATTCAATTACACACATTGATGGCACTTGTAGGTATCAAACCGTTGATGAGAGTAATGGTGTTTACTATAAGTTGTTGCGACAATTTTATAGAGATACAGGATGTCCTTTGCTACTGAATACTAGTTTTAATATCAACGGTAAACCTATTTTAGGTAACACACAAGATACAAAATTATTTTTTAAAGAGTCTAAAATAGACGTATTAGTTTTAGGTAATGATATAAATATTAGTGGTCAAAAGTAAAACACTTGCGACATAAAAGAAAGTTTATAAATGAAAAAACTAATACTAATTTTAAGTTTGCTTTTTGCTAGCATAGCATATGCTGAGCAAGAGAGTGATATAAAAAAATATAACTTTTGGTGGGAACAAATACCAGTTGTATGCTCAACTTCAGATGAAATAACAAGGTGGGCAAATGATAAAAATTTTATTCCTGTCAATATGAGTGTAGGGCGAGAAAATGGAGTGCCTGAAGGTCAAATTGTTTATGTAGTGATATATTATTTAAATGATACAGGACAAACATTTGCTTCAGTATCAACACCAGATAGTCCTGGACAATCGTGTGTAGTTTTTAGGACTTTTGATTTACGAATTAATGAGGGTTTACAAAAACCTGCTTTATAGAATTAAATGTTGAAGGTAACATAATAACTAGTGAGGACGTGGGGGCAGTACCCACCACCTCCACCAATTTTTAACACATTAGTATGTGCTTTGAGGGGGTGAGTTAGATTCGACTGCTACTAAAAGTTACTGGAGTTTGATCGCTGACAACGTAATGTCAACTTATAAATGCAAACGAAAGTTTAGCATTAGCAGCATAGAGTTGCTTAGGGTTTGCCTGTACCTCGTAACAGAAACAGGCGCTAAATAATAGGAGTGATTATGAAAGAAGGATTTAAAATTCCAAAAGTGACCTTTAGAACAAGGATCGGTGATGAAGAAGAAACCGATGGCGGTTGTGCTATAGGTGGTCAATGGAAAAATATAACAACAGACGATTACTTTAAGGGTAAACGTATAGTTTTATTCTCTCTACCTGGTGCATTTACACCTACTTGTTCCTCTCAACAATTACCTGGATTTGAAAAAGAATACGCTCAAATTAAATCGCTAGCGGTTGATGAAGTTTATTGTGTATCAGTAAACGATTCCTATGTAATGAATGCTTGGGGTAAACATATGGGCATACAACAAGTTAAGATGATACCTGATGGTTCAGGTAACTTCACTAGATTTATGGGTATGTTGATAGGTAAAAATCATCTAGGTTTCGGTATGAGAAGTTGGCGATATATGGCAGTCATTAATGATGGTGTTATTGAGAAATGGTGGCAAGAACCAGGTATCAATAATGAAGGATTAGATGATGACCCTTATGTAGAATCAACACCTGAAAATGTTGTTGATTATTTAAAAAGTTGTAAGTAATTAAAGAACACCTAGTGTGCTAGGTAGGTACCAATGTGTGGCGAAAGCTAGCGTGAGTAACCACACTTTACTTTTACAGAAAAATATGATATATTATAATAATGATTAAAGTATTTGATAATTTTTTACCTGAAGAAGAACTTAATAAAATAAATGAATTATTAACAAGACCTATGTGGTCTTTTACAGGTGGTGGCGTATCAGATGATGATACATTTACAAGTAGAATGTGGCATATGGATAATTTAGAGAAAGAGAATTATTTTGTGTCATTATTTCATATCATAAAAGATAAATTAAAAATCAATGGGCAGTTATTAAGATGTTACGCTAATGGACAAACTGCTACACAATCAGGTGTACCTCACAAAGATGATGGAGATACAACTATATTATATTTTCCTACACCTTGGGCGCACTACATAGGTGGTCATCTACATTTTTATGGTGAGGGTTTAACAGATACAATAGAATACAAACAAAATAGATTAGTAATGTTTCCTGCTAACTTAACTCATTATGCAGGTGCGCCAGATAAAACATATAGAGATTTAAGAATATCATTAGCATTTAAGGTAAAAAATGAATAGTAAAGAATTTAGTTTAAAAATAGAATCAATAGTCAAAGAAAAGAAAATAACTTATATGGATGCTGTAATAGATTATTGTAACAATAACGATATAGATTTAGGCACCGTCAATCCTATGATTAATAAATCATTGAAAGAAAAAATTAAGGTAGAGGCAGTAAATCTAAAAATGATAAAAGAAAAAAGAGGTGGTACATTACCTGTATGATAGACATAGGTTGGACATATGTAAAAGATAAACCTGAATTTGAAGCGATAGAGAATATATTTTTTGAACCTCAAAAACTATCTGAAATATATAATGGCAACACTAGTATGTTTAGAAGATGTCCAGCGAATACTAGTTTTTTAAAAAGTCTATGGGTTATCAAATCGCCAGTAGATATTACAATCAAATATAGTAGAGATAGACACGAGTATGATATAATAGGTGTTACACCTAATTTTGTTGATACTTTTTTTGACGGTAGATTAAAAGATTTTGATAGAGAAAAAGGCAACCCTCTAATATCATTGATGTATTCATATTTGTTTGTTGCAGATGAACCTGTATGGATAGAAACATATCCTGCTTTCTTGCACGGCGAGGTAGAGAATACTAGGTTTGTAAATGGTGGTTTCAACATATACAACTGGCAAAGACCTGTTGATTTTAGTTTTGAAATGAGAGATAGTAATAAACCTATTGTGATAAAAAGAGAACAACCATTATTCTATGTTAAGTTTATAGGTAATAAATTTGATGAGAACTTTAATTTAAAAAGAATACAATGGGATAGTGATTTAAACAAAATTATGAGAAGTTGTCAACCACAAAATTTTATACAAGGTTTAGGTTGGAAACTTATGCAGTTAGGTAATAAAATAAGACCGAAGAAGTTAGTAAAATGACATATGGTGGATTTGATGTATTTAAAGTTTACTTGGCAGTTAAGTTACATTTTACTACAAACTACGATTATTTTGATTATGATGGTAAAGTCAATTGTAAATTAGAAACATTTACAAAAAGAAATGATAGATATTTCTTTCATAAATTAAGCACTAAATATGGTAAAGGCGAGATACTAGATTTTTTTGTATCAAACTTTTGTGATAACGACAAAAAATGGGTAGGTAATTTACTACAAAATGACGGAAAAGAAACATATCTTAATTTTAAAAAAGTTAAAGACAATTTTAGGTATCATTTTAGAAACGACCTTAATAATATTGCTAACGATTTTAGTAGCAAGCGGATTTCTTTTGATGATGGTTTTCTTTGTAGTGGCGGACAACATCCACGACGTCTTCGCTTACTTATTCAAAGGAGAGCGTCTTTCCAAACCATCATTGTGCTTGACCAAGTCTTATCGTTTATTAAGAATTGGAATAAACAGATTGAAGAAAAAGTTGTATGGCCTAAAATTGCACATACGATTACCAAGTTAAAACCATTTGTTAATTATAATGTAACAGAATGTAAATTAATGATGAAAGAAGTTTTTACAAAATGAATTATTTTGACGAGTTTGTAAAAAATAGAAATAATAATACTATAAAAAATTATAATGAAAATTATAAAGATAATGAGTTATGGTATATTTTTATGAATGATGGTTATTGTGATTTAGATAATGATGAATTTCCTATTGATATTAATTACGAAATGCCAGATAGATATTTGTATTGGAAGTATCAAGCAAATATGTATAAGAAAGCAATAGATACAGGTAATATAAAAACTGGTAGTATATTAGATGTTGCTTGTGGTAGAGGTGGTGGATTATCTTTCATATATGACTATTATAATTTTAATAAATTAGTAGGTGTAGATATAAATCCTAATCATATAGAACTAGCACAAAAAGATACACGAGATATAAGTTATTACATTGATTCAATTGTAGATACTAAATTTGAAAATGAAAGTTTTGATGTAATAAATTGTATTGAGGCAAATACATATTTTGTGCCATACGAAAAATATGTAAAGATGATGTATGATTATTTAAAAAAAGATGGTGTATATATTCAAGTAACACCTATAAAAGAAAAATTTATGAATTTATTTGATGATGTAGGTTTTAAAAAAGTTAAAGAGATAGATATAACAAAAAATGTTAGAATGTCTTGTGCCATATCTAAAATGAGATTTAAAAGTATAAGTAAGAAAGTATCTAAAATATTTTCTAATGATGAACAAAGATATAATAATGACGATTCAGATTATACGCTGTACGTATTTAAAAAATGAGTTATAAAGTTATAGATAATTATTTAAAAGATGAAGACTTTAATTTTGTTAGAGAACAAATTTATAGTATGGATTTTCCTTGGTTTCATAATAATGAAATAACAAATGCAGGTGAAACATTAGGTAATAATTATTATCAGATACATATACTATACGATAATAACAGACCTAATTCTAATTATTTTGATACATTAATAAAACATTTTGATTTCTTTAACGGTTTGTATAGAATAAAAGTTAATATGTATCCTAATCAAGGTAAATTTATAGAACATCAACCACATACAGATTATAAGTTTGAACACAAAGGTGCTATATTCTCTATGAATGATTGTGATGGCTATACTAAATTAGAGGACGGCACTAAAATAGAAAGTAAAGCAAATAGAATATTATTTTTTGATCCTACTAAATCACATAGTAGCACAAACACAACAAACAAAGACAGGAGAGTTAATATTAATTTTAACTATTGGTAATATGAATTGGTCTAATAATGAAACAGCACTCGCTGACGAACTAAACAAACTTGCTATATTTGCAGACAACCCATTAGTTGTAGAAGGTAAATCATATGCAGCCTTTGACGCAATTAGTGATAAGTATGTTTGTGAGTTTAAAAAAAGAAATTTTGAAAGTAATCACAAGTATGCTATAGAAGGTCTTATTATTGAAAGATTAAAGTATGATAGTCTAATTGAGAAAAGTGAATTTTTTAAAAAAGAGGCATTGTATATTAATAAGTTTACAGATGACAAGATAGTAATATGGAATCTAACTGATATGACAAAGTTTAATTTTGATTTTAAATGGCATATGAAGAAGATGAATAAAAGGACTTTTCAATCTA